TTAGGATTGAATAAATCGGAATGGTTAGCGGTACGTGAGTGGGATTGTCCAAACTGTGGTAAACATTTAGATCGTGATATTAACGCTGCACAAGTCATCTTGCAAAAAGGATTAGCTATCCGATAAATAAAGTTAGGCTCGGGACGAGCCTTGGCTAATAGTCGTAACCTCTGCTTGAAGGTTCGTTCAGAATCGGTAGGGTAAGTATGCGATGTTTCCAGAATCTCCCACTTCAAGCAATTAAACCGTAGGTTTAGCTAAGTGGGAGTAGTTCAATAAAGCGAGTTCAGCACCATGGATTCGGATCACCCCTATACCTGGGGATGATGCAATCTATAGTGACGATGCTCGCTTTTTTGAATACCCACGTGTACAAGTTGATTTTTGGATTCGTGAAGAGAATGATGACCGGCTAATGGATATTCAAGAACGAATATATGAAACTCTCCACAGTCATGGCTTTGAACGTTACTACAAGAATTCTTATCCAGATCCGGACTTGGATAATTGCATAATGGTCACAGCCAACTTTGAAGGGTTTGAAGAAAGGAATGATATTTAATGGGAACACCAAATGCAAAAGTTGCTAAGTTTGGGGCCTCTAATTTTGAATATGGGGTACTAGACGAGAACGAAAAGATTAAAGATACCCGAAAGATGAGCGGGTTAAGTGAAGTTAAGTTAGAACTAACTAATGAATTAAAAACGTTAGCAGCCGATGACGGCCCTTACTTGGTTCTTTCTGGTGGAATTACCGAAGCTAAGGAAACCATCAACCTTTATGATATTGATTCCATCATGAAGAAAGACTTGTATGGAATTGATATTCAAAACGGTACAGAAGTTTATACTAAGAATCTTGTACCAAATTATGTTGCTACTATGTTCCGGACAAAGCTTTCAAACGGGAAGCATTGTTGGGTTGGTTTAACCAAGGGGATGTTCTCCTTACCAGGTATTTCAATCAAGACTCAGGACGGTGCTCCAGATCCAGAAGCAGATGAAATTGAAGGTAATTTTGTTCCGCGTGGGGATGCGGATACTGGAACCATCCTTTTAATCGGTCGGGAAGATAATGAAGAATTTGATTTTGCTAAGTTCCATGCAATGGTCTTTGGGGAAGAAGCTCCAGTAACTGATCCAACTAATACAAAAGATACTAAGCCAGAAACTGTTGTTGATAAAGGATAAATAATTAATTAGACAGAGACGAGTTAAGTGAGACGATGAGGAGGAGATAGGAATGCCATTAAAATTAAAAGTTCAACTAGAAGGTAAGGATTCCGACTATGAACGGAAACGTCCGCCAATGTTAGAGAATCTGCTAGACGCATTAAAAATTCAACGACTTGAAACTGAAATGTTTGGTGGAGATAAAGGCCCAACGGATGAGCAAAATGCTAAACGAATGGATCTCTATGCTGAATTTGCTTCACGTTTCTGGGGACAAGGTTTAACCAAAGATGACATCTTGAAAGGTGTTAGTGCTGTTGATGGTTTTAATCAAATGGTTACAGCGGTTAATTTAACACTTGGCTACAATGCGGAAGAAGATAATAAAACCAAAAAGTCAGCAAAAAAATAACCGTTGAGATGATTGATGATTCAATCAAGAGTCTCAGTGATTTTATTAAGAATCAAATCAGTCAAGGTTATACGTGGAATGAAATTAGTAAACTCACACTTGCTGATTTGAAATTAATGGATTATGTCTTTGAAGAAAAACAGACAACTATTGATAAAGCATTCCCATTCTTATTCTAGGAAAGGAGGTCAAATAATGACCCAATCATTAGGGCATTTGGCAGCGACTGTTAGTTTGGATATTAATCCATTTAAAGCGGCTAATGGTGTTTTAAAAGCACAAATTAAATCTACTGCTAATGCTTTACGTGCGCAGGAAGCAGCATTGAAAGCATCCGGCGGAAGTATTAATAATATGCGTGCTGCTTATGCAACTATGAGTCAACAAATGCGCAATTATAATGCGCAACTCCAGAATGCTAAGAAAGCAATGGATGATACTACCAGGAGCGAGCAGTCACGAGCTAAGGCAGCAACCCAATATAATAAAACGTCTGCGCAAATTGAACAATTACGTGGACGAATGCAAGCTCTTAATCGTGATATTGAATTGCAGTCGAATAAGTGGACGCAACTTGCTAATCGCACTCAACATTTTGGAAATGTGGCCACCAATGTTGGTTCTAAAATATCAGGTGTCGGTCGAGGGATGTCGACTTATTTAACAGCTCCAATTGCGGCAGGGTTAACATATTCCGCCAAGAAACTCATTGACTTCCAAGATCAAATGACAAAGGTCAAGAACGTTATTCGAACTTCCGGAGAATCAGCTGCAGAAACGAATGCCGCATATAAAACGATGACTGCAGATGCCCGAAAGTATTCTGACGAGTACGGTGTTAGTCAGCAAAAGATTGCTGCCGGGTATCAAGATCTAGTAAAGCGTGGTTATACATCTAAAGCAGCAATTGGAGTAATGCGGAACGAACTTAAAGCATCTGTGGCCACTGGGGATGACTTTAATGATGTAATCAAAGTTGCTTCGCAGGCAATGGAATCTTTTGGACTGGCTACTGATAAAGCAGGACGTCCAATTAAGAATGCTGCAGTCATGCAGCGTAGATCTACTAAAACATTAAATGAGTTAGCCTATGCTGCCGATGCCACATCAACTGATTTTCAATCACTTGGTGTGGGAATGTCATATGTTGGCTCAACTGCTCATCAAGCAGGCTTTAGTCTCTCGGAAACTGCTAGTGCAATGGGGATCTTGTCTAATAATGGTCTAGAAGCAGACAAAGCTGGTACTGGTCTACGAAAGGTTATCAATTCACTAATTACGCCAACCGCTAATGGTCAAAAAGCTTTAGCAAGCATTAATTTAAGTACTAAAGATTTTCTTACTAAGAGTGGAAAGTTAAAATCAATGTCGTCTATTTTTAAGACGTTAAATGACCATATGAAAGGCTTATCTGGTCACCAAAAGAATGATATTTTTCATGCATTATTTGGAACAACTGGACAACAAGCTGGGGCAATTTTAACCGAAAACGCTAATCGGTTACGTGAACTTAATAAAGAAGTTCAAAACTCTGCCAAGCGGGATTATATCGGCGACTTGTCACAGAAAAACCTTCAATCTCCTAAAGCACAATTAGCAATCTTCAAGGAGTCTTTAACTAACGCTGGAATGGATATGGCTAAGTATGTTCTGCCAGCAGTGATTCCGTTAGTACAGAATATTTCCAAACTTGCTCATGGCTTCGGAAATTTATCACCGGCTGTTCAGAAGGCAATTGTAGCAACTACCTTATTCACTGCCGGAGCTGGCCCGTTGTTCTTAATTCTTGGTAAGTTGACAAGCGGTGCTGGTAAAACTGTCCTCGCTTTTGGTAAGCTTGCCGCTGGTTTAGGCCGAGCCCAGACTGCAATGAAATTAGGAGCCAGTGGTTTAGACGTTATTGGTTCAGCTTTTTCAAAATCAACGTTTCGAGCTGCAAAGTTTGGAACAACCATGACTGGCGCAGGTGGTCGTGCAGTTCAAGCTGCTAACGGTGTTGGTGCTGCGACTGTCGCTTTACAAGGTACCGGTGTGGCTGCAGGTGAAGCCGGTGCCGCTACTGCTGCAGCTGGAGTATCTTTAGGAACAGTTGCCGCCGTTGCTGGAGTTGCTACTTTGGCCATTGCCGGTGGAATTACTGTTTGGGAGCTTTGGGGTAAGAAAGCTGCTGAATCGTCACAACGAACAGATCGTTGGGGATCTGACGTTGGTGCAGCTGCTGATAAAGCTCTTGGGAAATTTAAGAATACTTCAACTGGTATTCAAGCGGCTTTAACTGATATGGATACTGCAACAAAAACTTCTACTAAAAGTATGGCGGATTCATTTGATCGTGAATTTAGTCAAATGGAATCAGATGCCCGGAAACATTTAGAAGGTGTTAAAAAGGCTGAGAAAGATATGTCTCCGGAAGTTGCTGCAGCAGTTGATCGGGAAGCACAGCATGAAAAAGATACGATGAATAAGATCCTTAGTAATGCTGATCAAGCCAGGACAAGAGCAAATACAATCCTACAGACTTCTAATAAGAATATTGCTAGTTTGAGCGATACCCAACGAGTAATGTTGCAAAATAATCAGCAACAGATTGTTGATGATGAACTCAAAATGTGGAGCTTAACTGGTAATCAGCGTAAAAAAGCAATGGCGGCATTAAATAACGATGTTGCTAATATGTCTCATCGCCAACGTAATACAGCATTGGCCGATTTGCGTACTCAATCTGATAATATGCGTAATGAATATGCAAAACAGGAAAATAGTCTTAAGCGTCAATTAAAAGCTGGAACTATTAATCAAAATGAGTATGCTGCTGGTATGCGAGCTAATAAGAAAACTCTTCAAGACTATGTTGATAAGGCTTCTGCTGAATACATTCGGTTAGCACGTGCCAACGGGCAATCTACAAGTCGCATTAAAGAAGATATGCAAGCAGAAGGATTAAGTTATTCGGCCGGAATGAAACAACTGGATAAGCTGGCCAAAAATGCTGAAAAGAATTCTAAGAGTATTGCTGTTTCTCTTGATGGCCTCAAAGGTAAAACTAAGGATGCCGCTAAAATGTGGAATGACTTAGTTTTCGATCCCAAAACTGGTAAGGTTCGGACTAATGCCCAGGAGGAAGTTAACAAGGCTGTTAATTCCAAAGATCAATGGAACCAAATTAAACTTCTGAAAAAGGAAGGTAAGTTGAGTACCAATGCTCAACAAATGGTGGCAGCTGCATTAATCGAAAATGGTAAATGGGATAGCATGAGTTGGAAAGAGCAGAAAGCCTGGTTGAAAGATGGCTTTAGTGAAACGATTGTTCAAGCTTTAGAGAAGTCGGGAGAATGGAATAATCTTGATCTTAAGACCAAAGAAGCAATTGTTAAAGCTAAAGGCAAGCAAGAAATGGCCGATATTCTGCTTGAATCCGGTGCATGGAATTCCTTGTCATTGAAGCAACAGGAAGCAGTAATTACTAATAAGGCAACTAAGCCGATTTATGAAGCCTTGCAAAGTTCCGGACAGTGGAATAATTTAACCTTAAAACAACAGGAAGCGATTATTGACGCTAAAGGAACTCCACAATTAGTTGATGCATTAGTGCAGGCTAACCAATGGAATAATCTTACATTTAAGCAGCAGCAAGCATTAGTAACAACTAAAGGGACTGCTGATGTAATGGATGCTTTGAATAAGATCGGACGATGGAATCAATTATCGCCTAAACAACAAGAAGCCATTGTTAATGCCAAAGGTTCTGGCCAATTAGGGGAATTAATTTCAAAGTACAATCTTTGGAAAGGGATGCCTGCAAGTGTGGTTAAGCAAATTGTTGCAGAAGATAGGGCCAGCGGAAACTTAAAGGCTGCTAATGATGCAATCCTCGCTTGGCAACGCGCTAACCCTGGTGCTCCTAAAAATGCTTTAGCCGTTGATAATGCTAGTGGACCGATGAGAAATGCTGCTGGTGGCGTCAATGTATTTGCCAATTCGAATCCTGGAAGTCCTAAAAATGCACAAGGATACGATAATGCGTCGGGCTCAATGTATGGAGCACGTAATAGTGTAAATGCTTTTGCGGGATCTAATCCAGGACCAGCAAAGATTGCTAAGGCAAATGATAGGGCTTCAGCACCGGTAAAGACAGCACTAGATGCTGTTCATAATTTCATGAGTATTCCTAACTTGATTGAAAAAACAGTTAGTGTTGTTTTTCATAAATCTAAACATGCAAAAGGTACAAACTATCATGAGGGTGGACTAATGGAAGTTAATGATCAGCCAGGGCCTGTCTTTCGTGAATTAGTCCAATTTCCTGGAGAAACACCATTCATTCCCTATGGACGTAATGTAGTTTTTCCTGCACCTCGGGGGACAAAAGTTGTTAAGGCCAGCGAAACTGCTAAGATGTTTAAGCATCTTCCACAGTACGCTAATGGAACCGATGATGCGGTTTCCGTATTGAATAACTTTAAGCCAAATCTACAGAGTTCTCAGGTTGTTACTAATAACTATAATGGTGGTCAAACTGATAATGGTGTGCCTAAGGAGTTATTGAATCGAATGGACCAACTGATTGGCCGCTTTGGAACTTTGCTTGGCTTAAATGCAGCTCAACTGTCAGCAATAAAGGCGGGTGCTTTTAATAAGGATCAGCTGTATGGAACGATGGGTAAGGACCAGATATTCTTTGATAACCAGTCGCTATAGGAGGTGGTAGGAATCGCTGTAAATGTGCTTTATATCAAATTAGATGATCAAAAAGAAGTGGCCAGCACGGATATTACTGACCACTTAACTTTTCTGGGCCTAAGTGAAGGCCCCAGTCTTTCTAATAACTATCGTGATGATACGCTAGAAGACGGGCAAGTTTGGAATTATTCCCGTTATGTTCAAACAACAGTGACAGCTAAATTCCTGCTACAGTTTATTGATCGGCGTGATTTCAAGATGGCTAAGCACGAAATCTATCGTGTGTTAGCGCAGAAGGGGATATACCGGCTGAGAACCGGTGTTGAGCCTGATATTGTTAGGTATTGCCGAGCAGGTTCATTTGAAATTAAGAGCGACCCCGAAGAAGTGAATTACTGTACCTTTGAAGTGCCGTTTGAGAACCCGAGCGGTATGCGGTTTAGTAAGCTTCATTCTGATGAGATGAAGGATGAGGACTTCTTAGACTTGAACATGAATATGGACGAGAATACTCCTTCATATCATTTCAAGGGGCAGAATAAATTTACTGTCTATAACGATAGTGACATCACAATTGATCCGGTTCAGCAACATCATGATTTTAAGATTACGATGAAACACAATGGCGGGAAGTTCACTATTAAGAACGAAACGACTAATACCTCATGGACCTATAACAAGAACGTAGCTGGTACTGATACTTTGGTTCTACAGGGTCGTAAACTTGAGAAGAATAATAACTTCGATAGTGCTAATACTGACTATGGCTACATTACACTTGCTCCTGGTCCTAATCAGTTTACTGTGACTGGCGCTGATGATCTTGATATTACTTTTAGTTTCCCATTTATCTACTTGGGTTAGGAGGTGATCTTATCGGTTTATATTTACTGACACCACATAAGCAGACTTATAAGGAGCCGATCGATAATATCATCTTGTGGCCAACTTTTAAGCCTAGCTGGGAGAAAAACTCTACCTATCAAGTTACCTTTTCAGTATTTAACTACGGTGACCCGTTGTATGACGAACTAGACGTTGAAAGCTCGTTCTTCTTAGATGGCCAGGAGTATATTGTTAAGAATTGCGTTGAGAACTTCGATACAAATACTAAAGATATCACTGCCTGGCATGTCTACAATGAGATCAATCGAATCTATAAACGTAGTGACCTAACACTTAATAAGCCGACTGATGATAATCAAAACCAAGATGTCTCATTCTCGGTAGAAGATATTCTTAAAGCGTGGATAGATGGTAATAACTTAGGGTTCAGCTATGAGGTTCATGGTAACTTCGATAAGCAGTCGACTTCTAAATTTGATAGTGGTAGCGGTAAGGACATGCTGAGCAAGATTCTGGAGCTATGGCCAAACGCTATTGTTTTCCCGAACAATAAAAATATCCGTGTTTATTCTGAGGACGAATTTTATAAGGATAACGGTCGGATAATCGACTTCCCGCACGATGCCAAGTCGGTTAAGACCACTCGTGATAGCCAATCAATTATTAATGAAATTCGTTGTGTTGGTGGTAAGCATGAAGTGCAACATACGGTATATACCGGGACTGGTGGAGCAAATGCCAGTGGACCGACTGAACCAGTTAATGGCGACTGGACACCGGTCATTCAGTATGCTGCTAGCTTCTATGGAATTAAGCCAACTGACCAGCAACTCAACGTATTACGTGCACAGATCCATTTAGAGTCTGGTGGTCGAGAAGATGCACAACAGCCTGGTGCCGATCCAGACGGCGATGGTTCTGGGCCGGCACTGGGGCTGTTGCAATTTAAGCAACGGACATTCAATTATTATTGTCGGGAACCGTATACGAATGTAAAACATGGCTTTGATGCCTTGATTGCTTTTTTCAATATTCCAAATGCTTTAGGACAAATTAACGGGGTTACGGGGTGGAGCCCACATGGTGCTCCAATTACTAAAGATAAATTGATCATTACACCACCTAATCCGTGGGGATGGCCTTTTCCAAACGTTGGAGAGGGCCATTTTTCGTTGGGACAAACATTTGGTACTCATCCACAAGATGGTGTCGGCCGAACAAACGGTTTTCATGATGGCCTGGACTTTGGGAGCGTCGATCACCCTGGCTCAGAAGTTCATGCCGTCCATGGTGGAAAGGTACAAGATATTGGCTATATTGCCGGGTTGGAAAACTATGTAACAGTCGTGTCTAACGATTATTTGATTTGCTATCAGGAAGCCTTTTCTAGTCGGAGCAATATCAAGGTTTCGGTTGGCCAAGATATTAAGACTGGAGATGTAATTGGTATTCGTGATACTTCCCATGTTCACATTGGCATTACTAAGCAGAAAAACTTAATGGTGGCATTGCGGAGTGCTTGGTCAGATGATGGCACTTGGTTGGATCCACTGCAGATTATTCGAGATGGTATTGGTGGCAAAGATAACAATGATGCTGTCGGTAACGATACGACTACTGAATCACAGGAGGAATATTATTTTCAGCCGTTTATTGTTAAAGACCAAAAGTCGATCGATGAATGGGGTGAACATCCTGGCCCAGATTTAGTTGATGAAAGATTCCAGGATGCGGAAGCAATGCGAAAGTATGCTCTGACAACATTAAAGCCTGATCCGGATCTAAATCTGGAGGTAACGCTTAATGGCAATGAGTTTGTCCCAGAAGCAAATGAGATCGTTCGAGTTATTGCCGGGAAAAAATATTCCGGCAGCTACAAAACAGTTGGTTTTACCTTGGCTCCTGCTAAAGGGCAAGATAATACGATTTCATTGAATAACACAAAAACGACTATTTTGGACTATCAGAATCAACGGACGAAGCGATTGGAAGAAGCGCTTGATGAACAGCGTCAGCGAATGGAAGGACTGGCTGGTAGCTTAGATCAGCAATCAAAATCGTTAACACAAGTTGTGAATGATAAGAAAGAAACAGATAAAAGTATGGAGGCCGTGGATCAGAATATTTACTGGATGCAAAATGGTCAGCATAATTTAGTAACTACGATGACCGGTGGAACTGCTTCCAGCGAAAAATATAATGACAGTCCGGTAATTGAGGTTGAACAAGGCGCTCTCAGAAGCAATGAATTTAATCTCAACGGTGTCTCCTCCATCTCAAGTCGTCTCATAGCTAAGTTAAATGCGACCGATAATTCAATTTCCGCTACTACGTATGTTGAATTCTTAAAGAGCGATGGCAGTTCAGCCGGCAAGTCGAATATTGTCTATATCGTCAATAACGGTGCCTGGCAATCTGCCGGCACAGTCAACATTAAAATCCCAGCCGGCACTACTAAAGGAAGATTAGTTTTCGATGTTTCTGGATCTGGTAAAGCATACGTATCACGGGCCCAGGTAAATCTAGGTTATAGAGTAACGGATTGGGGTAGTTTGAAGTGAAAATAGTTATTCTTGAAAGGCGATGATTTTTTGAAAGAGTTACATACAAATGACCTCTCAATGAATAGTGGCAAATTATTTAGAGAGCAGATGGTTGAGAACTTCAAGGCGATTGAGCAAGTTATTAACGACATTTACGGTGAAATTGATAAATTAAACAATCGTATTTCCGATGTTGAAGAAAAACTTAAAAAGCTTGAATCTTCCGACATTAATACCGAATACATCACTGACACAAATATAAGTACAGACACCACAACAGATGTACCTATTTCAATTGATGTTAATGATACGAATAATAGCGATGATCATTTTCAAGAAACAACGATTAAGTAAAGGAGGAAAATAAATGCCAGTACAAGTTAGTCAAGTTACACACAATAACAATGCTCACTTCTACCGGATTGCAATTGATATTGCCAAGGAAGGTGCCGAATTATGGGACCTGACGCCTTATTTCAAGGGTCGTGTAGGCGACGATAACTTTGGCCTGCAGATCGTCTGGTACTACCAGGGACGGTTGCTGGATGTGACTAACATGACACCATACATCAAGGGGAACGTTGGTCACTACTCATTTGACGAGAAGAAGAACCTGCAAATGGCGCCAGACGCTGATGTGGTTACTTCACACGGGAAGCCAAGTGACTGTCAGGCAAACGGACAGGTAACTTACTACTTCCCACAGCAGATGTTCCCAACTGATGGGATCTTCAAAGGCTTCATTGGTCTGGAGGACGAAAACCAGAACCTGACAGGTGTCGATATCTGGTTCCGTGTCCTGCCTGGAGTTGCAAAGATGGGGCATGCCTGCGATGTCTATGTCGATGTGCTCGATAAAACTATTGCGGACTTTAAGGAGAAAATCCGCCAGCAAAGCATTGATTTTGATACTGCACTTCAACAGGAATTGCAGAAGGAAAAGGACCTCATTCAGCAGAAATTAGATGCTGCTGGTGATGCAATTGATGAAGACACAGCTACTTTGAAAAAGTTGGCTGTGACAATTAACGATATTAACGCAAAGATGGAAGCCAATGACGTAGTTACAAAGCCAGAACTGCAACAAGAACTTGGCAAAGTAAACGAAACACAGTCTATCTTGTCAAATAGCATTAGTGACAAACTATCGAAAATGGATGTTGCGCCTAGAGGAATTGCTAGCTTAGATGAATTAACGAAGCAATATCCTAAGGGCGCTTCAGGAATCTGGGTATGTGCTGATACCAAGCATTGGTATTACTGGAACAATACCGCTTGGATTGATGGCGGCGTGTACCAGTCTGACGGAATTGCTGACAACAGTATTAATTCAGAAATGATTCAAAGTATTAACTTTGATAAGATTCATGATGATTTAACTGAATATTCAAAGATTCGTTTATGGAATGCTCAATCAGAAGTTACGGTAGACAATAGTTCTTTTGATCTTACTGCAAAAGGTGATAATGCTGGTGCTATTGTTCCTTTTGTCACACCTTTTGATAAAAAGCCTGTTTATCTGAGCTATGAATTTAAGGTGCTTGATGGTGCAGGGTTGACGCATGGATTTGATGTGTACTCATTAAAGCCGGATGGAAATGTCGATCATACTATTCGATCGGTCCCTCTTACTACTACCGGTTACTCTAAAGTTGAGATCCCAGTAGATTACACAAAGCAAACAAACGAAATCTTAATCTCGATTCATGGAACTGGGAAGGTACAAGTGAGCTTATCGATTAATCGTTCTGGTGAAGTACGTAGTCTTGAACAACTGTCTGCTGATGTGGGTGCTTTATCAAAAATCAATGACGATGAATACACTAATATCTTCACTAGGTCGTTAGCTTCATTTAATAACTCTACAATTTCAACGTCACAAAACGGATTTGAAGTTACTATTGCTGGAGCAAACAGCGGGGTTGCTACCGATTGGTTCGTTACTGACAAGGCACAGGTACTGGTCCATATTGCTGGTATGAAAGGCTTCAAGACTATTCAACTTGTCTTAGCATCTATGTATGCAGACGGAACAGTGCACTATACGACCTTAACGTCTAGTGAGAGTGGCCGCTTTGACATGGCAGCACGGTTTAAGACAGGAGATTATTCAGGGGCTACCAAGTTCCGCATTATCGCTAACTGCCCTGACCAAGATGCCGGTGGAACAATGACAGTAACGCAACTTGAGATCATTCCACTTGATGATATGCAAATCAATGCAAACTATGATAAAAATTTACGGGAGATGATTAGAAAAATGTTGATTGCTGAAGGCAAGATGAACCAGATTAGTGCCATCTATGATGCTGACTATACCAATTTATGGAATGGCGAGTTTACAAAATTTGGGTCTCCACAAATTGATAAGATTGGGTCTGAATATCTTATCACTGTAACTAAGCCAAATGACGGTGGCATTAGCCCACAGTACCAAAGTTCAAGCGTCAAAACCAAAGTTCATGTTGAAGGCTCCTTCTCAACCCAAAGTGTGGACGTCCAAGTTGCTTATCAGACTCCAAATGGCCAGAAATATATGAAACTTGGGCACGTTGAAGGCGGAACGCTTAATAACGACTTCTATTTTGATGCTGTCAATTTAGCGGTATATCAAAATGCTTCAGCATTTCGAACGTTAATTCAATGCAATGATGATAACGCTAAGGGAGTAATTAATATCACCTCGTTAGAAGAGTATGAACTTTCAAGTTTCCAAGAAAATCCGATTTATGATCGATCTATGCAGAAAATGATGATGAATATTATGACCAAGTTAGATCAAGTTTCTGGGGCAGTTGATACTATTAAAGCTGATAAAGGATTATATCTCACTAATGCTCAAGGAAATAAAGTGCAATTAATTCTTAATTCTGATGGGACTGTTGGGACACGCGTACTTGGTCTTAATAACGTTCTCTTTATGGGTAATTCGCTATTGCTGGGGCTTGATACTAATAATGAATCTGGTGGGCCCTTCGGGATGTGCGCTTCGGACAGCAAGCATGATTATGCTCACTATGTCGAGGAAGGAATCAAGGCAAAGAACAGCAATGCTACGTTTGCCAAGCTTCATGATGCGCCATTTGAGCAGGCAGCAACCGACGAAGCTGCTCAGAATTACATCACCGATAATAATAATAAATTTAATAACCAAGACCTGGTTATTATCCAAATTGGTGATAATGTCAATCAAAATAATCTTGCCCGTTTTAAGCAGTATCTGCCTAAGCTAGTGCAACAGATTAAGAGTGATAGTCCAAATGCAACAATTATGCTAGTGGGTGTTTGGTTTGATCATGATGGCTTAGCCGATTACCTCAAACAATTGGCTCAAGATCAGGGCTGTTTATACGTCGCTATCTCTGCACTATACAATTCTGAGAATCGGGCAAAAGTGGGCGACACAATCACGTTTAACAACGGCTCAACTATGACGGTACCTGCTAAGTACGCAAGCCATCCAGGGGATAAAGGACATAAGGCGATTGCTGATGCAATTTTGGCACAGCTTAATCTTTAATTGACATATAGTCGCCATAGAAATACATAGTACATAAATAAGCTTCACTCAAAGGAGCGGGGCTTTTATTATGGGCGGCTTTTACATATAGGAGGTGAGGCAATGCACCATCAATTTTTTGGCTTATTCATTGACGAATGGGCTTCATTAGTTGCTATTGGCGGAGGACTAGGAACAGCGATTGCATTAATCATGCGAGCTGTCCTTTTACCTCTTAAAAATAGCATTGATAATTTGAATCAAACGATTAAAGCGTTAGGTGATTCAACTAAAGATAACGCTCACCGAATTGATAAACTTGAAGACCGTTTTGAAGAGCATCTTGGTGAAGCCAAAGTACGTAACAATCGAATAAAGAATCTTGAACAAGAAGTTTTTAAGAAGGATAGGTGAAAAAATGAATAAGTTAAAGAATGCATTAGTAAAGAAGTTTATGAATGAAGACGGCACAATAAATAAAACAGTTGTGGTGTCTTTTATTACCCTACTAATTGTTTTAATTCAACAAATCATGGTAGCTTGTGGTTTCTCGTACGGTCATTGGGATCAAGTGGTAGCCATTATCAATACCCTTCTAACATTGCTGGGATTATGTGGCTTTGTTGAAGGTAATGGTCAGGTGGAAGCGCCAACTAGTAATGGAGGCGAGACCGATGAAGCACAGACTAAGTAAGAAAGTAGCGGTTGCAATGGCAGCCGCTTTTTTAGTTGCACCGATAACGACTGGCATGGTTGAACTTAATAGCCAGCAATTGCCAGTAGTGCAGGCCGCTAAGGGCGATCACGGTGCCGATTGGTCCAAGTACCAGGGCGCTAATGGTGTCTGGGGCTATCCAGAAGACAAGTTTGCTATCGCCCAGATCGGTGGGACCACTGATGGCTATACCTGCTATGATCAGTGGACTTATCCTACACAGGTAAGTGGTACGATTGCGCAAGGCAAGCGGGCTCATACTTACATTTGGTGGCAGAACGTCACAACCAACTGGCAGGCGGACCAGGTGCTTAACTACTTCTTACCAAAGGTTCAAACACCTAAAGGATCAATCGTTGCTCTTGATGTGGAATCGGGTAATCAGAACACGCAGGCCATTCAACACGCTTGTAACCGCATCCGTCAAGCCGGTTACACACCTATGGTTTACGGATACAAGAACTATCTGCAAACCCATGTGGATCTGAGTTACTTATCTAATAACGAGCAACTGTGGTTGGCCGAGTATCCTGATTACAGCGTACGGCGTTACCCTAACTTCGGCTACTTCCCAAGTTATAACAATGTTGGTATCTTCCAATTCACTTCCACGTATATCGCTGGAGGGCTTGATGGTGATATCGACTTAACCGGAATCACCGATAATGGGTACAAGAACGGTAACTCACAGAAGCCTACGAGCCAAACACCTGCCGTTCAGCAAGGCAAGCAGATCCATCAAGCTACCCATAACTACACAGTTCGCCCTGGCGACAGCTGGTGGGACATCGCTACTAAGTATGGCTTGGACATGAACACGTTGGCTCAGATGAATGGTACGACGATTAACACTACTATTTATCCAGGCCAAGTCATCCGTGTCGGCTATGCTAAGCATGTCAACCCGATCATGAACAATGATCATGCCGGGCAATCGTCATGGACTGATGCCCTAGGTGATACCTGGCATAAGGAAAATGGCACGTTTACATCGAATACGTGGCTACATCTTCGCTGGGGAGCAAGACCAAGCTCTTCCTCGATTGCTATAATTGGACCAGGTACTATCATTAAGTATGACGCTTACTCGCGTCATGGCGGTTACGTATGGTTACGTCAACCACGAGAACACGGACAATATGGTTATATCGCTTGTCGTGACGCTAACACCAATGAAGCGTTCGGAACATTCAAATAAAACGATTAAAGCCAACCGGTCACATAGACTGATTGGCTTTTTTGTCGTATAATAAAAGTATCATATAAATCACTTAGAGCTAGTTGTGGAAAAGGCTAGCTCTTTTTTTGTTATAATAACTATTGATTTATATGATGAGGTGATTTATGTGAATAACAGCAAATTAAAGGCGGTGGGAAGACTTATCGTTACTTTGATGTTGATGGGATTTGCCATTGCTTTTATGTTTAAATTTCCCGATTATTCATGGGCGGCAGTATTTTTTGTTGCTCTTATAGTGATTTGGGACTTTATGTATTACAAAGATTTTGAATTCTTTAGGTTTAACAGAAAAGGAATAGAGGCAAAAGCAAGTATAAGAGGTAACAATATCTTTGAGAAGGCAACTAATGGGAAGATTGAAGTTGATTTTCAACAAGAATTTGCTGATATTCAGTTATCGGCAGTAAGTATTACTTTTGTGGGAGATTATAGAACTCCTAAAGGGTTAACCGAATTTGCTTTGTTGATTAAACATGCAAAAGAGTCAAAGTATAGTCTTGAAGAAGACAATAATTATCTTGAAATCGCTTCTTCGTTTCAAAGACAAATAGTTAATCAATTTTTAGCCTCGATTGAAAATTATGGAATTAATTACCCGAAGATCGATGAATATCGTCAAAAATTATTTGAGGGATTATATGAGTCTAGTTTTGATGATGATATATTTAAAAAAATCGAAAAGGAGATAATAGAAAAATTCGGTCATCAAAAAGCAATTGCTTATCGTTTTAATCGTACTATTAAAGATCTTAAAAAGATTGAAGCTTAACTTAAAGTCTAAGTAGCCTTATCGGTTACTGGGGACTTTTTATGTTAAAATATAATATGTTTGCAAATGTAGTTAGGTGACTGTTGTGGCTAATGTAATAGTTCCTTCTCTTATGATATAATACTGAAAATGCTGATAGATCAGTAAGAGAGAAGCTCTTTAAGATAATCCTAAAAAAGGGGCACAAAAGGGGCAAATATTTTAAAAACATTAAAAAATTGTCGATATTGATCAGGAAATCAAAAGCTCAAAACACTAATAAGCTAACGGTTTTCTACCGTTTACCGCGTTAATTGGCATACTAATTGCACTCGCGTTTTGAATATGTATCACTGCAAACGATGGAACGCGCATTGGACACCCTGCTTGAGATTGTGCGGTTGACTGCGGAAGAAGATAAATAAATTAAAAAGGATCGAGCCATTTTGGACTCAATCCTTTTTAATTAATCTTCATTTTTGCTAGGATTTGCATCTGCGGTAATTTTATCCACACAATTGATAACGACTAATCCCATAATTACAGAACACCAGCCGACAAGGGTGTAGTCTGGTGTCATCGATTCTAGTTGACTTGTGATGTAAGCTAGGACCTCACCCAGAATAAGTGCCCAAATACCAGCCACGATATTCTTTAATAAAAAGTTCATGTTGGTCATCCCCTTTGAAGTCATACCATATTCTAGCATATTTATTAATGCTTTTGAAAGGGTTGGGTTAATTTCTCTATTTAGTTTGATTTGATATAATTTTATTGAGAGGTGAAATGAAGTGGATTTTACGCCCTTAGATGTTAAGAGTAGTTATAGTTTGCTAAAAAGTCCCACCCGGATTTCTGACCTAGTTACAACGGCTAAGGAACGAGGGTATAAGGCATTAGCGTTAACAGACGAAAATGTTTTATATGGGGCTGTCGAATTTTATAATGCAGCAAAAAAAGCAGGAATTAAACCCATTCTCGGCTTGCGGCTGGTAGTTGCATTAAATGAGACGGATGGTACCAAGCTAGATTTAGTATTTCTAGCTAAGAATCAACGAGGGTATCAGCATCTGATGGACCTATCGACGCTTCAGCAAACACGAAAAGATAAAAAAATACCTTTAACGATTGCGCAAATTAGTTCTTTATTGGGTGAATTGTTTATAATTATCCCCCCACAAAGTACAGTTTTTAGTATACTTGCTCAGCCAACATCAATTTTAACTGAGCTTGCTAATCTGGGGGATGATGATAGCGTTCTATTAGGAGTCAATTCGCGGTTAGATGACGTTCAAATAGATACCTTGCAGCAATTATCAAAACAACTATCTTTGCCATTAGTAGGGACGTCTCCAGTTGATTATTTAAATGCTAATGACCTTTTTGCTAGTCGGGTTTTACAAGCAATTGATGCCGGAGTTGAGTTAAAAGATCCGACAATAGAAGCGAGACGAAGAGGACAACATTATCTTCATTCGAAAGAACAGATTGTCCAAGATTACAATGCAAAGGGGCTTAGTGCAGCCGCGCAAAAGACAGTTGAAGTAGCAGCCCTGTGCAACGTTGAACTTCAATTTAGGGCCCCGGTCCTTCCTCATTTTAAAAATCAAGCAGGGATACCATCTCAACAATATTTACGTTCTCTATGTATTCAAGGATTGAAAAAAAGACGAGTAGCACCAGGAAAAACTATTCAACAGTACCAAGAACGTTTAGCGATGGAATTAAAAGTAATCCATGAAATGGGCTTTGATGATTATTTCTTAATTGTATGGGACGTAATGAATTTTGCTCACCAGCAAAAGATTACGACCGACCCTGGACGAGGATCAGCTGCGGGATCATTAGTTGCCTATGCTTTAGCAATTACAGAAGTTGATCCTTTGCAATACGACTTATTATTTGAACGCTTTCTGAATCCAGAACGAGCTCAAATGCCCGATATTGACTTAGATATTCCTGATAATCGGCGTGATGAAGTTTTGCAGTATGTACATCAAAAATATGGTCACCAACGCGTAGCCCAAATTATTACTTTTGGGACATTAGCCGCTAAACAAGTCGTTCGTGATGTGAGCCGGGTCTTTAACTTGCCCCGTTACGATATGCAAAGGTTAATCGATGCATTACCACATGGCCTTCACGTGACACTCAAAGATGCATTAAAGGAGTCACAACAACTAAAAAATCTTCTTGACGATAATCCTAAATTTCGTTTGCTGATTCAAGTTGCACAGCAATTAGAGGGATTGCCGCGTCATTATTCAATTCACGCGGCAGGCATTGTCCTTTCTGAGCAGCCATTACATGAAATTGTGCCGTTACAAGATGGTAGTGATGGCTTATTAATGACGCAGTTTGCCAAAGACACAGTAGAAGCGCTGGGGCTATTAAAAATGGATTTCTTGGGATTGAAGAACCTTTCAATCATGGATAACATCCTTCAAATGATTCGGCAAGAAGATCCTAATTTTGATTTGCAAAAAATTAACTTTAATGATCCGTTGACTCTTCAACTGTTCCAGCGAGGAAAAACTGAAGGGATTTTTCAATTTGAATCAAGTGGGATCAGAAATGTATTGGTCAATCTTCACCCAACGAATTTTGAAGATATTGTGGCAGTGAATGCACTTTATCGTCCGGGCCCAATGGAAAATATTTCTCATTTTACCGCCCGCAAAGCTGGAAAAGAGAAAATTACTTATCCTGCTCCTTCACTTGAAAAAATTCTGGGACCAACTTACGGTATTTTGGTCTATCAAGAGCAGGTAATGCAGTTGGCTTCTGTAATGGCTGGCTTTACCTTAGGAGAGGCGGATCTTTTACGCCGGGCAATGAGTAAGAAGAAAAAGGCCACAATGGAGGATATGCGGACAAAATTTATTGCCGGTGCAACAGAACACGGCTATTCAGCACAAGTTGCTCACCAAGTATTTGAATATATCGATCGCTTTGCTAATTATGGGTTCAATCGTTCGCATGCAGTTGCCTATTCTATGATGGCGTTTGAGATGGCATATTTGAAAGTTTATTACCCTGCAGCTTTTTTTACAGCCCTAATGAATGCAGAAACTAATATTGAGAAATTGAAACGGCACGTGGGGGATGCAAAGCAATTTGGCGTCAAGGTTAGTGGGCCGCGAATCAATATAAGTGAGAGTAGTTTTCTATTACATGATGGGACAGTTTACTTTGGCTTTTCTGCTATTAAAGGAGTACGTCGTGATTTTGTCGCCGCAATTCTTGAAGAACGGCAGGAAAATGGCAAGTTTACAGATCTTCGTAATTTTATTGCGCGTATTCCAGAACGTTGGCAAAAGCAAGAATTAATCGAACCGTTAATCTATAGTGGGGCCTTTGATAAGATGGAATATAACCGAGCGGAGATGATTGACGCCCTTCCTAAATTAATTTCCGGGATTGAGTTGTTTGCTGGTTTTGCTAATTTTGACGATCCGGCTCTCCAAACGGCAATTGACCAACGAAATGAATTCCCTCTGTTGACCCGTTTAACGAAGGAGAATGAATACTTAGGAGTGTATCTTTCCGGCCACCCGGTTACCCAATATTACCAATTAGGACAGCAGCTCCATGCAACTAAAATTGCTAATTTATACCCGCATTCAGAAGCGACAATAATTGTCCTTACAAATCACGTTAAGACTATTTATACTAAACGTGAACATCGAGAAATGGCCTTTGTTAATGGAACGGATGAGACCGGAGCAATTGATATTACCGTCTTTCCCAAACAATATCAGCAGTTCAAAGAGCAACTAGAAACAAATAAGATTTTAATTGTCAGAGGTCGAGTAGAATATCGTGAGGGACGGGGTCTACAATTAGTTGCTAATCAATTGCAGGATGTTAAAAAAGTTCAACAGAAACGCCGCAAGCAACGATGGGTTTTACGAATCTTACCGTCATTAGACACTGAGATGGTGCATCGAGAGTTAAATAATATTTTTAATGAATACCATGGTTCAATTCCTGTCTTGTTGTTTTATCCAGCAAACGATAAGAAGATCCTGCTTGACCAAAAACGATGGTTAAAAAATTCTCAGAAAGCAAAAAAGGCGCTTGTCGCCGTTCTTGGCCAAGAAAACGTTGTCTTACAACAGCTTAATAGTAATCACTGA